ATCAATTTGTAGCGGATCAAGTAACGGAAGAATTAAAGAAGAAAGCTAAGAAGGGCGATCACATCGCGACTGAATGGTTAAAGCTAGGCATCACACGTAAGCTTACTAAACGACCCGTCATGGTTAAACCCTATGGTGGTACTCGCCAGTCCTGTCGCGACTATGTACACGAGTGGTTTAGAGATTTGTGTCTTGAGCGTGACATCGATCCGTTCGGAAGTGAGACAACACCCGCAGTCAGTCAATTATCTATGGTCGTTTGGAAAGCGATGGACGAATGTTTAAGCCGACCAAACGCAGTCATGGCGTGGCTTCAACAATGTGCGAGGTTGTTGGCACGTGAAGGCAAGGCGATTGAGTGGACGACACCACTTGGTTTTAAAGTACGACAAAAATATTTTAACACGAAAGGATCACAGATTGAAACGATGTTAGGCGACAGGATTTCGTTTGTCAGATGGCATCAACCGTTGAACGAACTTAATCGTAAACGTCAAGCCAATGGCATCAGTCCTAATTATGTACACAGTCTTGACGCAACCATCGCACACAAGACAACGAACGAAGCGAAGAAGATGGGCATTCGCTCACTTGCTATGGTACACGACAGCTTCGCAACACACTCGACAAACAGCGAAGCATTAAGCGGGATCATACGACGTGAAACCGCAAACACTTTCAACGAGGACTTACTTCTTAAATTCAAGGATGAAGTCCAAACACAAACCAAAGAAGAACTACCAGACCTACCTCCTTACGGAACTCTTGATCCACTTGAGGTGCTAGGTTCTGACTATTTCTTCGCATAACAACGACGCTTAAAGGAGCGATTAATGACCAGATATAATATGAAGACAATAACCACACCAACAGGAACAGCAAGATACTGCTACCTCACAAACCCATCGAAAGGCGAATATGATTCAGAGTATGGAACGTACCGTACTGAGTTGATATTAGATAAAGCTGATTGGGATAAGTTAAAAGCACAGGTACAACCTGAGTACGAAGCTGCTTACCTCGCCGAGAATACCAAGCAAGGTAAAGAACTAAAGAAAGCTAACCTTCCATTCGTAATCGACGGAGAAGATCACATCGTAAAGTTAAAGATGAAAGCGGGTGGTAAACGCCGTGACGGAACTGAGTACAAGTTACAAGTTGCGTTGTTCGACAGCCAAGGTAACCCGATGAAAGGCGACGACATCGTCGGTGGTGGTAGTCGTATCAAGATCGGAATGAAGATGAGGTTTTGGTATGTCGCCGCACACGGATTCGGTATGACACTCGAACCACAAGGCGTTCAAGTACTCGAACTTGCCGCTGTCGGAACAAGCGAGAAAGCAACATCCTATGGATTCACCGCAGAAGAAGGCGGATATACAAACGGAGGAGAAACATTCGAGAATACTCTCGATCAACCAGAACCTAATGCCGAGGAAACCAAGCAAGAAGCGCCCCTGTCGGCGGACTTCTAAGTATCGTTCTGGATTTGAAGCAAAGACCGCTTATTGGTTAGAGCGGAACGGCATCAAGTTCGGGTACGAAACTGTGAAGATCGAATACAGGAAACTATCAACGTACACACCTGACTTTATTCTACCAAACGGAATAATCGTCGAGACTAAAGGACTATGGACGAGTGAAGACAGAACCAAACATCTCCTTATTCGAGAACAACATCCCGAACTTGATGTCCGTCTTTGTTTTATGAACGCGTCAAACAAGATACGCAAAGGTTCTAAAACAACATACGCAAAATACTGTGAACAGAAAGGACTCAAATACTGTGACAAAACGATACCAAAATCATGGCTGAATACCAAGAAATCCACACGTCCTGTTCCGCCTGTGGTTCAAGTGACGGACGATCTACATACGTAGACGGATCAAGTCATTGCTTCAGCTGTGGAAAGAACACTCAACCCAACAAAAATGAAAAACAAAAAATGGAAGAACAACCAACGACCAAAACTAATAAAGCGTCGTTTGTAAGTAACGGCAAGACCACCGCTTTAACGCGAAGAAACCTGACGGAAGAGACGTGTAAGAAGTGGGGATACCAAGCCGCAGACGTCGATGGACAGATGGTTCAAGTCGCAAACTACCGTACTCGTGACGGCAAGTTATGTGGACAGAAGATTAGATACGCCGATAAATCATTCAAGGTACGTGGCGAACTGATCGGACTATACGGACAACATCTGTGGCGAGACAGCGGTAAACGAGTCGTAGTAACCGAAGGAGAGATCGACGCTTTAAGCGTGTCCCAAGCGTTTAACAATCGCTGGGCAGTCGTATCTGTACCGCACGGTGCTGGCGGAGCTAAGAACAACGTCGCTCAAGCACTCGATTGGCTTGAACGATATGAAGAAGTGGTTTTTATGTTTGATATGGACGACCCAGGACGCAAGGGAGCGGCAGAATGTGCGGCTCTTCTAACTCCTGGACGTGCAAAGATAGCCGAGCTACCGCTGAAAGACCCGAACGATATGCTAAAGGCGAACCGTGCAAAGGAGCTTGTAACAGCAGTCTTTGAAGCGCGTGAGTATCGCCCCGATGGTATCGTCGGTGCTGAAGAACTATGGGAAAAGATAAGCGAAGTAAATAACACGGAGTCTCAACCGTACCCATACACATCCTTGAACGACATGACACACGGTATAAGGCGAGGCGAACTCGTCACGATATGCGCGGGTAGTGGGATTGGGAAGTCTCTGTTTTGTCGTGAGGTTGCGTATTCATTATTAGGACGTGGTGAAACAGTCGGTTACATCGCGCTTGAAGAGTCAGTCAGGCGGACAGCTCTAGGTATAATGGGACTGCACGTTAACAAACCGCTTCATCTCGAAAAGGAAATACACCACGAAGTATTACGACCTACGTTTGAAGAGACGGTAGGGAACGGACGCTTCTTTACCTACGATCACTTCGGAAGTTGTGACAGCGATAATCTACTTAATCGAATTAGATACCTATGCAAAGGACTAAACTGTAAGTGGATATTTCTTGATCATTTATCGATAGTGGTAAGTGGGTTTGAAGGTGATGATGAACGACGCTTGATTGACAACACGATGACACGCCTACGTTCTCTCGTCGAAGAGACGCAATGCGGCATGGTATTAGTCAGTCATTTAAAGCGACCTCCAGGCGCTGGACACGAGGAAGGGGCGATCACATCGCTTGCACATCTTCGAGGTTCACACGCCATACCGCAACTGTCTGACATGGTTATTGGATTAGAACGTAATCAACAATCAGAAGCAGACGCAAACCAAACACGTATAAGAGTGTTGAAGAACCGATTCTCAGGCGAGACAGGACTAGCTTCAACATTACATTTCAACCAACAAACAGGAAGATTAAATGAACATGATAACTCGTTTCTTAAAACTAATAACAATACTACCGAAGCCTCGTCACAGCCGTTCTGATTATTCAAAACTGTTCCGTGCGCTCCGTCTTGTCGAAAGTGGTGGTGCTTATGATGCGCCTTATGCCGTCGGTGACAGCGGTCGATCAATCGGTCCTTATCAAATAAGCTTTGGCTATTGGCTCGACGCTTATAACTACGATCAATCAATCGACGGAACGTGGGCAATGTGTGTCGATCAGGTCTACGCTGAACAAGTGATGATGGTATATTGGAAAAGACACGCACCGAAGGATGCGACTTGGGAAGTCTTAGCACGGATACACAACGGCGGACCTAATGGTTACCACAAGGTTGAGACACAAGAATATTGGAAGAAAGTTATACGCTACCTATGAACATGAACAAAACATTATACTTCGACATCGAGACTAACGGGTTAGAAGACTTCGTAACGCTTGATGATTTACATACCGTTCATTGTTTGAGCGTTTATAACCCGATTAAGCAACAGATGTTGACCTTCGATAGCGACAGTATGCAACAAGGACTACATCTACTTGACAGCGCTGAGACAATTGTCGGACACAATATCATAGGCTTCGATGTACCAGCGCTGACTAAGCTGTATGGATGGTCGCCTAAAGCGCGTCTATTAGACACAGCAGTGACGACACGTTGCGTACATTCTGACTTGTTCAAACTCGACATGGTACGTAAGGATTTCCCGAAAGAATATTGGGGGTCACATAGCTTGAAGGCGTGGGGTAATCGTTTAGGCGTGTCTAAGATGGAGTTCGATTCCGAGAACTTCGACGTGTATACGGAAGAGATGCGTAAGTATTGTGAACGTGATGTAATTGTGACACACGCTATAGGCGCTTACCTTCGCGATGAAGAACCTGACAATCGTATGTTAAACCTAGAACATCAGTTCGCGAGGATCATACGTAAACAGGAACTTGCGGGGTTTGCCTTTGACGAAGATAAAGCGGACAAGTTAATACAAGTACTTACCACACGACGTGCTGAACTCCTCGACGATTTACAGAAGACATTTCCACCTGTAGTCGAAGAGATGAAGACACCCGAAGGATGGGAAATAGAGATCGACGGTAGACAGTTCTTTGGCGTGACTAAAGCGGCGTTAAAGAAGATACTGAAAGAAGACGGACAAGTACAAGCGTTAGCTAACAAGTCGACTAAGCTAGGCAACAAGACTAAGAACATACCTTTTAATCCAGGCAGTCGCGATCAGATCGCCGCACGTTTAAAAGAACTAGGTTGGAAACCCGTACACTTCACACCCGATGGTAAACCTAAGATCGACGAAGCCGTACTTAAAAATGTAAAGCATCCATCGGCAGACTTACTACTTGAATACCTAATGGTTGTTAAACGATTGGGCATGTTAGCCGAAGGCGACAACGCTTGGATCAAACGCGTTCGTAATGGACGTATACACGGCAAGGTAAACACCAACGGAACAGTCACAGGTCGTTGTACTCATAGCTATCCTAACATCGCACAAGTACCAGCAGTACGCGCACCCTACGGCAAGGAATGTCGTGAGTTATTTAAAGCTCGTGATGGCTACGTACTTGTCGGTTGTGATGCGAGTGGTCTTGAACTGCGTATGCTTGCGCATTACCTCGCGGGGTTTGACGGTGGTAACTACGGACGTCAGTTATTAGAAGAAGACATTCACACGGTTAATCAACAAGCGGCTGGACTAAAGACACGTGACCAAGCGAAGACATTTATCTACGCATTCTTATACGGTGCTGGTGACGGTAAGATTGGAGAGATCGTAGGCGGTACAGCACGAGAAGGTAAAGCGTTGAAGCAAAGATTCCTTACATCTCTTCCCGCTCTAAACGCGTTGAAGAAAGCCGTTGAATCAAAGGTCAAACGCGGTGGATTCTTACGAGGATTAGACGGACGCATACTACCAATACGCTCCGAACATTCAGCGCTTAACACGCTGTTACAATCGGCGGGAGCAGTCGTGATGAAGCAAGCGTTGGTCAGTTTAAACACACACTTGGCAACGAGTAACTGGCGATCTATGCACGACTATACATTCGTAGCGAATATACACGACGAGTTTCAAACGGAAGTTAAACCAGAACTCGCAGAGCAATTCGGTAAGACCGCATGTATCGCGATAAGAGAAGCGGGTAATCATTTAAAGATGAAGTGTCCATTGGATGGTGAGTACAAGGTCGGTAACAACTGGGCAGAAACTCACTAATACTACACGTGAGGACTTGTACGACTTGCCATAA